TCTAATTTTGACATTGATTGTGGCTTCTTTACTTCTCTACGTTCCCAAGTTCTTACTGCTGACTTCCAATCCTTCATTTTATTTTTACCTACCATCCAACCTTTACTTTCATAAAAATCTATAAAAGCTTCTGCATCTATATTATTATTCCGTGATGTACAATAATCTTGAACTTCAAAAGTCGTTGGCTTATTAAAGTATTTATTATGTATTGTTATTACTTTATTCTTATTAATAGTTGTGCATTTTGTTAAGGACAAGTTGTTAAGAAACTTCACAACTAGTTGTTCATTTATTTTAAAGTATTGTTTAGCTGGTACACCTCTACGTTTAGTTTCTACTATTTGATGCTTTTTAAGAGTTTTAAGGCACTTTCTCTGTTGAAATGGTGTAAGTGTAGTATCTTGTTCTATATTAGCTTCAGTATTAAAAAACCAGCCATCAGTCATTCCATTAGCTATAAAGTATTCTTCTTTGCTTATTAGGTCAGCAAGTAGGACTGACTCTTTCAATCCTATTTGCCTTGCTAATTCTTTGTTTAATACTAGAAATGCTGAACTGCTAAGTAGGTGTTTCATATAATCTTAATTGTATAGTGATAATTCTTCATTGCAAGTTTAACATTTTCTATTTGATTAGAAAAATCAAAATAAGAAGTGTATATAATACATTTAGCTTTTCCACTTATAATTTTTAATTTAACGTCAGATTGTCTTGACTCATAAACTTTGTTTTGTAACAAGTGATTCTTCATCTGTTTACCTGTTATAAATATATCTTTTTCTCCATCTATATCTTTATACTTTTTATAGACTTTTGTGAAAGTATTTCTATAAACAATACAATGTTTAAAATTTTTATGATGTGTATTTTCATAATGATATGTAGCAGTCCTGTCTCTGTTTAGAATTTTAGCTATTACATTTCTATCTATATTTTCTTCTTTCAATCCTATATATCCAGCTACTGATCTTGCAGCTTGTATATTTCTAGTTCTATTTTTAAATACTAAAGAGCCATTAGGCAACCCCATTACTCTTGTAGTGAGGTCGCATATAGCTTTAAAGTTTAATTCTTCAGTCATCTTAAAAAGGTAAATCTGCGTCTCCGTTTAACATAGTATCTTTATTGTCTAATAAGTTTATAGTACCTGTAAAATCTGTACCCATAGTAACATTGTCTTTTGATGTATTACCATTAGCCCATTTCCAACCTGTAATGTTTGTGTAGTATTTACCATTGTACTCTCTGCTTTCTACGTTTACAGATACTTCAACACTATCTCCTTCATTAAATCTTTTAACTGATTCAATAGCTTTATCTCCGAATGCAGTAATACATACTTCTTTTGAATACTCATCAGACTGAGTTATTATTACATCTAGCTTTTGCCATTCATTACCTGCTTTACTTGTTCCATTTTGTAGCTTTAACTTTTTCTTAATTGTTCCTTTTACTTCCATTTTTTTTATTTATTTAATTATTACTTAATTTCCAATTTATATACTTAGTTAATGTATCTCCATCAAAGATTATTTTATCTTTTTCAGGTGCGTAAGGATATTCTCTACCATTACTATGTTTCTTTGTTTTTAATGTTTGGATTGGTAACCTATATAAAAACCTACCAATACCCCAACAAACACAAGCTCTTTTAAATGCGTCAGATGTTTTTCCTTTATCTTTTTCTACATTAGATTCTGATCCTGTGTCTGATTTCCATACCCAATCATTAAGCTTCTGATTCCATATACCTACTTTACAAAAAAGTTTATTGTCTTCTGTATAATATTTACTTTGCCAATTACCAGCACCTACTACTTCATCTAATAAGTCTTGACAATCTCTTGCGTCTATATAAGCTACACAAGTTGTCTTACCAAACTTTGTTGATTGTACTCTCCACTTATATGGGAGTTCTTTTTTTAATTCTTTAAATTCCATTTCTTAATTATTTAATTTATTTTCATAACATTCTACACATATAGTCTCATAATCTGATTGGTCTAGTTCTTCATCACATTGTTCACAACAAGGATTAGTACCATTCCATTCAGTAGGATCTACACAATTTTGATTAGTTGATTTTGTATATTCTTCGTAATTCATTATGATACTACTAAATTAGTTATCCATACAATTAAAATTACTGAAGCAATACCAACAATAATATCTGCTAATAGACTATATTTTTTTTGTTTTTCGTACTTTATTGAGCTAATTGCATAATCACTCATTAAGTTCTTATTAAAGAATCTTTTAATTTCTTCTGAGTTAAAAATATGTTCTTGTCTTGTTGTACGATTGATTACTCTAAATTTTGACATCTTAAATAGTTTTGATTAATAATGATACAAAAGTAAATAAAATAAACGATACTCACAAGTTTATTAATATACTTATTAACAATTTAAGTGTTAAGAAAGGTAATTACTAGATATAAGTAATATAATTATTATAAGCAAATAAAAACCGAATAACTGCCAAGTTATGTCTTTCTTCATTACAAAGGCATCAAAAGATTTAATGGAGTTTTACCATTATTTAGTACAACTGCACAACCAACAGCTGGACGTTTACCATACTTTGCATAAGCCATTGCGTAAGATTTATGATTTATACCACAACCTACTTGAGTTCCAAAGACTCTAAACTTTTTACCTACATAGTGTTCTGTGTAAGCTTGTGTATGTAAGTGTCCTTGTACAACATTAATCATATTAGCTCTGCAAGAAGTTCTAGCAGTACCACCTTCTCCGTGTTGATAAAGAACATCATCTTGAATATAATGCTCTACAAAGTTCCAATCAGGAGTTTCTAATACTTCCTTATAAGACCTTATCCATTTACTTGGTATTGCTGAAGTCTGTGCTTTTCGCATTATAATTCTGTCGTGATTACCTATAATAACAGTAGCTTTAGGAAAAGCATTTCTCCATCTTGCAATACGTTTTATAGCAAAATCTAATTCATCAGCACCACCCATACCATCAGCTGAGGTTTCGTGATAGCTAGAAAAGTGGTTGTCTATTACGTCTCCTATGAATACTACTTCAGTACATTTATAAGTGTAGTATTGATCTATGCACCAATCAAGATAGCCATCTAAACAAAAAGGTTCGTGTAAGTCTCCTATAACTAATACGTTACGAGTTTCAGACTCTCTCATCTTTTGTAAAGCGACTATCTCGTGAGGTTTTAACCTGTAACGATTATTTCTTTGACTTTCCAAAATCTGCGAATGATTGCCCACCTAACATAGCGATTAATGACCACCAAATTTTAGATACTGATTCTTCATCTACATTTAAAGCATTTGCAATTAAAGGAATAACAATAGATGCTAGTCCTAACCATACCTTCTTAGATGTAAGAAGTTGTGTAATAATGTAATTTTTCATTTTATTTATTTTTAATTATTAATTTAATATTTTCTCCTCCCAAATTTATTATCTCTTTCATTAACAATGACATAGCTAATGATGAGTTACTAACAAAGTCTTGTTGACGTTTCTGTCCTACTAGAATACAACCCCTTGAATCTTCTGCTTTATTGCCTTTGTGGAATAGTATATAGTCTCTATTAGGAACGTCTTGTACTAATAAGTGTAAATAGTCTCTTGTACCACTTTCTCTAGGGTATCTAAGCCTTACGTTATATACACCAATAGGAATACTTGAGATACGTCTTTGATTGTCTTTATAAGGCAACTCTAAAGTATCACAGAACATCTCTCCATTTACGTACAACTTACCAATTATTGACTCTTTTGTAAAAGTATCTCTAATTAAAACTAGACTAACGCCCTTGTCCTCTGTAAGTGTTTTTGTCTTGCTTTGAGTGTCTACCCTTTCTTTTTCTTCTAATGCTCTTAGAAGTGCTTGAAATAACTTTACGAGCCATTTATTTATTATCTTCAAATTTAAAAAATTTATATATTGTATATGCTATTGAAAGTATCAATGCAACAAAACTTAATATTTCGTTTGCACTAGCTAAAGTAAAGCCAATAGCTGAGCCGTTAGCTAATCCTACTTGTATTGTGTCTCTTAGGTCGTTCATTCTTGTTATTTTTTGGCTTACTTTCTAAGTAGGATTTCAGCTTGGTTACATTAATTAATTTTGGTTTATAGTGTTTCTTCATCAATCAGATGCGTTTAAAAAATTCTGTAATGTAAGTCTAGTACCTTGTTGATTAGGTCTTTCAAGGTTCATACCATTATAGTACGCATTTCTGTCAGGATTAACATCTGATCCACTATTCTGATTGTACTCAGGAAAGCTAGAAGTATTATTACAAATGTACTCTATAAGTCTTTCTGTATAGTATTGAGCAGTATTTGAAACTTCTTCTCTTAAACTTTGACTCTCCTCTGTACTAAGAGCATTTCCTGTCTCAGATGTTTTAGAATATATGTTGCCATTTTCTATCTTAAAACGTAAAAAAGGTACTGCGTGATAAAACGCCCAATTAGGTAGCATATCTCCTATGTAATCATCTAACAACGTCTTGTAAGCTGCGTTAGCTACATCTCCTATCGTACCAGCAGTTATCAAGTCTTTAAGTTTTTGTGTTAGTTTAGTTCCTAACTTTGGCTCTACATAAAGCTTCTGTGCCTGACGTACATAAGGCAATAATAGATTAGGATCAACATTAAGATTTATTGCTGTTGAGTCTTTTAGTTTTTCTTCTGATATAAATAATACGTATGCCATAATTATCTTGGTTCTAAAAATCCGTTATTCTTCATTTTCTTTGGTGGCTTTGCAACTAATACATTGTTCTTCTTAGCAGTAAACC